GGCTTCGAGAGGCGCGGGCTGATCATTTGGTTGGGAACTGCGGCGATCTCGCGCAGCTCCGTGGCAGCCTCTACGGACTGCGGCACATGCATGTTCATCTCATCTCCGTCGAACTTACGTCACACTCATGACGTAACCTGAAGTTTCCCTCAGGAATAGACTTTACCTTAAACTGGCCTCACTAGGACCAATCGACCGACGTCAAGTCGTTGCACCTTCTTCTCTCTACAGAAGCTTGGCTCAGGATTGCCCATTTCTTGCCTCGATGATTTGCCAGATCATCGCGACTCGAATCCACCAGGGTTGTTACTGCAGTGACATCTCACATACCCATTGCGGTCTTTCTCCGCGGGTCTCAGTACCTGTTGGTTTTAGGGGTTTCCCTGAATTTGACGGTCTTGCCAAGGAGCGCACGCGCTCCGAGACTAGATGGTTATATCGCTGATGCCCGGATGAGACGGGTACCATGCGGCGGAACTTACACTGTTTTCCCCATGAGGTGTTTCCACAACCTCACAGGCAGCCACCTGTTGCTGACTTCGACGCATCGTCGATGACAGTTGCTTCCGGATGTTTCTGTAATAGGGCGTGAGCAAACGCCAAGGCCTTTTGTACTGCCTGTTCATATGTGCTGGTCTTTCCACCGAAGCAGATTCGCGCTTTATCAACATAAACCGCTGCCAGAGTATTGAACTTCGCGACACGGATTCGATCAACTGTTACGTCATCGAACCGCGCCAACTTGGTATCGTACTCGGTTGCGGTCGTGCTAAGAATGCGGGGATCCGCCTCAATTGGAACAGACTCAAACGCTGTCAGGAAGTGGGTGGCATCTGCGATCGCCGTCGCATACGTGCTACCTTCGCCCTGTCCGAACACTAGACGAACCTCCTCGCCGGAGGTCTGTCGCAAATAGGCATAAATAAGATGGGGCTCGCCCAATCGCTTGATCTGTATAAGTCGCACGCCCGTTGTACGGGGCGCATAGAACTCAGACAGACTCGAAGCATCGCGGTGGCGACAGCGCCCGTGGCGCATCTTATTATACCCATTCGGTGTCAGCGTATTGAGTGCTGCTATCCAGTGTGCCTCGCGTTCATCCAGTCGCTCCTCTGGAATCCCCGCCTCCAAAGTCTCCACCTTGAAGGCACCGGGTCCGTGAGTCTGGAGGGCCAGACCCAGGAGCGTTGAACTCTTGCAACTGACATGGTCATTCCAGCGACCTGTGACACCATAGGCGTAGGGCTTCCCCGCCTTCATCTTGGTATCGCGTGTCTGACCCACGTAGCTGAGGCCCGTTGGCACACATGACAGTTTATACACACTGCCGATCATGCTCATTCCTACTATTATAATACAGATTTATCCGGTGGCAACGCATCAACTTTGCTTCTTTGTTAATCAGCGTTATACGGCTTCGTGACCGACACATTCAGTCGGAATGTTGAATAGGGCAGGACCCGCACCAAGTGACACATCATCGACATGCGGTGCAGTGACGGCTGACGGTTGAAGAGCACCGCATCGCCATCCATGAGGTGGCGATTCACGACGTCGCCCTCGTACAGCTGGATCGTCTTGGTATTCACGTGCTTGAGACTGATCATGCGGCCGCCTTCCGACGAGCCGGTACCAGCTCTTTGCACCGACTTGGCACCTGGATACTTGTCTGGGCCATTCTGCACCAGCGAATACAGACGGTCAATGTTGTAGGCCGTCACGCGCTCAGGAAAGGTCAGATTCATCGCCACCTTAAGCGGCACACCGAGCTCCTGGACCGAGATGTTGGGATCCGGCGTAATGACTGAACGTGCCGAGAACTCCACACGCTTGCCCTGGAGATTGTTGCGGATGCGCCCCTCCTTCGTGCCGAGACGCTGCTGGAGCGACTTGAGGGGGCGACCGGATCGCTGGGCCGACTGCGCCACCCCCGGAATATCGTTATCGACATAGGTCGCGATGTGATACTGCAACAGCAGCGTCCAGTCATCGATCGCCCGCTTCTTGGCACCCTTGGTGATCTTGTCCCCCAGCGTCTCATTGGTCTTGATGATATCGATGAGCTTCTGTGTTAGATCATCCTCCGACCTCTGATTGTTGTCCTGGAGCACGGAGGGACGCACCTGCGGCGGCGGAATCGTGAGGACCGTGCACATCATCCAATCGGGCCGACACCAGAGCCGATTGAACCCCATGAAATCCACGTCTTCATCGCTGATACGGCGCAGGAGTCGATGCACGTACTCGGGCTCAAGAAACTTGCGGAGATTCGTGGCGGCCCCGCCGTCGCCTTCGGGTCCGAGTCCCTTGAATTCGGCGACGATGCGAAACATATCCTCCTCGTGATACCGATGGGGCTGGCGGGCGCCGCAGCCGTCCTCCGTCTGCTCGCCGCAGCGGGTCACCTCCTGACAGGCCACGAGCACCATCTTCCAGCGGTTTTCGCCCTTGGCCCGCTTCAGTCCCTTGGCGGTCTGCTTATTGATGAGGATCTTGCCGCACTTGATGCAGCAGCAGCGGAGAATCTTGAGAATCATTTTAAAGAATTGCGCGTAGTAAATGGGTCGGACGAGGCGATGGTGACCAAAGTGGCCCGGGCAGCCGTGATTGTTGAGACCACAGGAACGGCACAGCTTGCCGTTCTCTAGTACGCCCATGCGCGGATCTGCGAGCCCCCCGATCTTCCCTTCCTGTGTGCTGTGGCTAGTGACCTCCACGACGGATCGCCGTACGATCTCATCAGGCCCGAACACTCCGAACTGGATGCCCACAATCGACTCGGTCTCTGAACTGTGAGAAAGATTTGGCATACCTGATATGATTTAATGTTTTTAAACCGTGGTGGCCGCGACCATCAACTTTGGTGTAATTTGCAGAGGGCTTTAGACCGTGCCCTCATAGTCGCAGCGGCACCCTTTTTTAATTAAACTCGATTGAATGACTAAAATGCGCGTCCTTGTCTTTGGTGCCGCTGGATGGATCGGCCAGCAGTTTCTAGCCAACACGAAGCACACGGTTGTGATCGCGAACACAAGGCCTGAGGAGTATGAGGCGGCGGCGGCCGAAGTCGATACGGTGGCGCCCGACGCCGTGTGCTCCTTTTTGGGGCGCACCCACGGTCCCGGATCGCCCACGATCGACTATCTCGAGAAACCGGGGCGGCTCTATGAGAATATGCGCGACAACTACTTGGCGCCCGTCCATCTGGCAGAAATCTGCGAGTCTCGAAAGATTCAGTTTGTCTATCTGGGCACGGGCTGTATCTACACTTACACGGCCGACCAACGGCTGTTTTCCGAGGAGGATCGGCCTAATTTCTTCGGCTCGTCCTATTCGATCATGAAGGGCTTTACTAATGAGGAGATGAAGCGGTTTTCGCGAACCCTGCATCTTCGCATTCGGATGCCGATTTCGCGGCTCGTCAGTGGCCGGAATCTGATCGATAAGCTGGTTTCGTATCCTAACATCTGCTCTGTGCCGAACTCCATGACGGTGCTGGAGGACATGTGGCCGATTCTGGATCGCATGATTGAGCGTCGCACTGCAGGAACCTATAATCTCTGCAACCCAGGTGTCGCTGAGCACCGGTGGATCTTGGAGCAGTACTGTAATCTGTTGGCGCCGACGCATACGTGGAACGATGTCAGTTATGACGAACAGATGAAGTTCATTGCATCGCATCGATCCAACAATGAGATGACCACGGCCAAACTGGAGGCCTTCTGTGCGGCCGAGGGCCTGCCGCTGCCCGATCTCAAGACATCGATCCTACGATGCTTGACGGCTCGTCTCGATAAGACTCAGTAGATTGGCCGTAAAATCCATGTGCTCTTCGACCCAGCCCAGAGCACGCAGTCGTGAGGAATCAATGGCATAGCGGAAATCATTGAAGGGGCGGTCCTCGACGTAGGTTACATGGGCTGACAGATTCCTGTCGGCTGTCATATGTTCTACTAACAGCGTCGCCACGTCCATGACTGAGTGTTCGCAATCCGTGCCGATATTGTAGATCTGATTGACTTCGCCGCGTTCCAACACGATCTGAGTGGCTGCCGCCACGTCCGCCGCCCAGATGAAGTTGCGACGAGTCTCGCCACGGCCGTGGATCGTCAGCTGTCGGCCTTCTTTTAAGAGTTTTATAAACTTCGGAATCAGTTTCTCTGGATACTGATTCGGACCATACACATTGTTGCAGCGGACAATGACCACGGGCAGCTTGAAGCTGTGGTAGTACGAGCGGGCGATGAATTCGGCGGCGGCCTTGGTGGCGGCATAGGGATTCGTCGGATTCAGCAGAGATTTCTCGCAGCAGCCTGGGTGGTCGGCATCGACTTCGCCATACACTTCGTCCGTCGAAAAATGTAGAAACATGGAGAGCCGGCCGTACTCCTTGGCCGCCTGCAACAGCGTGTGCGTACCGACTACATTGTCCGTCGTATATTGCAGCGAATTATCGAAGGAATTATCGACGTGGCTCTGAGCGGCAAAATGGACGATCGCGTCGATCTTGTATTCATTCAGAATATGGCTGATCAGATCCTTGCTGGTGATATTGCCCTGAATGAAGCGATATCGTGGCGACGGTGTCACATTTGTGGTAGAAGCGCAGTAGTTCAGACAGTCAATATTAACGATCTCGGCCGAGGCATCGGTCGCCAACATGTAGTTGATGAAGTTGGAGCCGATAAAGCCGCAGCCGCCGGTGACGAGAAGGGGGCCCGGCATTTACAGGGCCGTAGAATTTAGGCGGGCAAATGTGACGCGGCTGTTAGTCACCACTAGGCCGAGTACGATGGCATCTGTGGGTTCTCTCCGTATAATAGTCGGTCCGATGTTTGCTGGTAAGACCAGCGAAATTCAGAGCGTGGTGCGACGCTATGAATGCCTAGGGCGAAGTGTGTTAGTCCTTACAGCGGACATTGACCGTCGTTATTCTGAGGGGGGCGCTATTGTGAATCACGACAGGGCTGCACTTCCGGCACGGGGAGTGCCTGTAGAGGGGCTTCTTGAAGTGCTGGAGTGGCCAGAGTTTGCGGCGGCGGCGGCGATTGTTGTGGATGAGGCGCAGTTCTTTGTGGGATGCTTGATACCATTTGTGAGATCAGCGGTCGATCGGCACCATAAACATGTCGTGGCTGTCGGCCTCGACTCTGATGCCGACCGCCGGCCCTTTGGAGATATATTGACACTGGGATCGCTTGCTGATAGCATAGAGAAAAAGACGGCGCTCTGTCGTGCCTGTGGGGACGGTACGGCGGCCATTTTTACGCGATCAATTAAAAAACGCGACGCCCAGGTGGCGGTGGGCGGTGCGGAAATGTACGAACCCGTTTGCCGGCGCCATTATTCTGAACCTTGAACGCGCCCGTTCGCGTTTTTTAAATTGCCGGGGATCCTGGAGGATCCGGGCTGTGGCATGACCTAGTTTTGGTTATTTACGGGTGGTTTGATTTTTTAAGGGTTCTGGCCACCGTAGGATTTTTTAAACGCGTCGAATTTGACCATTTCTCTGGTCGGGAAGAAAGCTATAAGAATAGATGAGCCTTGGACTTGGATCTCAAGTGGCGGCGGGTGCGGCGCTGCAGGCCCTTATAGAGGCCCTTGACGAACTTGCGATTGTGAATGCGGCGTGCTGTATGACGTCGGATTTTTTCGGAATGCTTTGAGATGACTTTGTTGCCTTCAAGAACCGTGACAGTGTTAGTTCCTTCGTTATTTACTAGATTCGTCCGATGAATGACGGCGACCGCGGGTTTGCCTGGCTCTTTTCGAACGCGTTCTTCAAATGTGCTGACACGGATCATTCCTCTACTGTATAGAAGGGTTAAAGCCGGGCTCCTCTACACCAGCAGATGATCACCGAAGTATCCGAATCGGATGCGCAGACATCGTATCCTGTCACGCGTCGTATTTATGAAGGACGATCGGGTCCCTGTGAGTCGATCGTGATTGCCGACTCGGCCACGTACGGGCGTCTTCTTTTTCTGGACGGCGAACTCCAGTCGGCGGCGGCGGACGAACACATCTATCATGAGACGCTTGTGCATCCCGTGATGGCGGCGGTCACCGCGGTCAGTTACCATCACGATCCGTCCATCCGGGTGCTCGTGGTTGGAGGTGGGGAGGGAGCCACGGTGAGAGAGGTGCTCAAATGGGGACCCGAACATGTAGATTGGATCGACATTGACGGTGAGTTGGTCGCACTCTGTAAGGAACACTTAGGCTGGGCGCCGGGCGTCTATGCGGATCCGCGTGTGCGGTATCAGGCAGCCGACATTCGGGATGCTCTGCCTGCTCTGGGCCAGTACGACGCGATTATCTTGGATTTGCCGGACCCGGATGGCGATACGGGGTATCTCTATTCGGAGACTTTTTGGCGGGATCTGCGGGGTCATATGGTGCCGGGAGGCTTTATTGTAACGCACTGCGGGCCCGTGCGACCCTTTGGGCCTATTGGTGGTGGATTCCAGCGGATTCTTGGTTCCGAAGCCATTCGGTTTCGCACGGGGGGATTCTATAGTCAGTCGATGCCGAGCTTCCAGGGCGAATGGGGATTTATGTTGGCCTCTACGACTGACACGGACCCGTTTGACTTTACGACACGGCCCTATGGGCTCCCGGCGGGGCTTACCGTGGCGGATGCGGCGCAGATTCATTCATGGGCCAACAAGCCATTGGTCTGGCAGTCGGCGGTTCATGCATGTACAAGATAGGTGTAGAGGCCGCTGAACTGGAAGAGCAGATGGAAGATGCCGAACTTGGCGGCCAGCAGGAGGAATTCAAAATTCAATGTGGAGAGATCTAGGCGCCCGTCGTGGCGGAAATCGAGGATCACATAGATCACCGAGGCGGGCACGAAGGCCACCACCAGCGTTTCGATCAGAAAGAGCCAGGGCTGCTGAGTTGGAAAGGTTGTGTCCTGCACGACGAAGCTGGCATACGCAAAAAAGACGATGGCCGCCACAATGACAATGAGAACCATGTTTGTTAGAATGACGCCTGTAGGAATTCCGCCGATCGTGAATTCACTTGGAATCTTCGTGGGCAGCGTGTAGCGACCGAAGAGGAAGGACAGAACGGCGCCAACAAGAAGTCCGGCGGCGGCGGCGATTATGAATGTGTAGGTATCCGGTATGGCCATAGTCTTGGCGGGCATCCTCTAGTACATGAGGCGTCTTTCTTCGAGATCTTTAAAGGTACCATAGCGAAGGAATCGAATATTCGTGTAGCCGAGGTCTTGCGCAATCAGCCCGGCATAGGCCGCGCGCCCGCCGCCTTCGTTGTCGTAAAAGAGGATAGAATGACTGTGATTACGTACAAGTCGGGGCAGCTCTGTTACTAGGTCCTTGACCAACATATGCACAGAATCGCTATAGGAACCCTCTGGCGCTTCGCTGACATCGATGACCCGGCTGATCCAGCCATCTCGGATAAGAGCACGGGCCTCTTCGGGAGAGACAGATTGTGGCGCGGGGCGGAAAAAGAGAAAGAGCATGGCCAGGACTGCGGTCACCGCAACCAAAATCATTCCCGACAATAACCAGGGGTCCATCTGTCTGTTAGCAGAGATTTGGATTCTGGGGGGGGGTCCTATAGTACAGTTGGTTAGTACATGAGATTCTGACTCTCAAAGCCCGTGTTCGATTCACGGTAGGATCAAAGCAGCAGGTAACCGGTCCTATAGTACAGTCGGTTAGTACATGGGATTCCCAGGACCTGTGTTTGAGTCACAGTAGGATAATTTGTAACCGGTCCTATAGTACAGTCGGTTAGTACATGGGACTTTGAATCCCAGAACCCGTGTTCGAGTCACGGTAGGATCATATCGACATTTCAAGTCGAAGCCCTTTTAGCTCAGGAGTAGAGCGTCTCTCTTGTAAGCGGACGGTAAGAGAAGGTCCGCGGTTCGATTCCGCGAAAGGGCACACCCGCGAGGGCACACCCGTGAGGGCACACCCGTGAGGGCACACCCGCGAGGGCATATTTGCAAGCAATGATATTTGCTTACAAAAGAGCCGGATAGACATTCGTCAAAGGCGTCGTAGGAATCCCCAGAGATCGCTGCGACGTCCAGTCAAACGCCGGACATACCTGCACATGCAGCTGTTGGCCCCTCCGATATCGCTGGAGGTCTGATTGACTTTTAAGCGGATACCACAGCGTCGGTGTCTGAGGAAAAGCCGAATAGGCCGGTGCTTGGTAGCCGCCTTGATTACTCCAATAGACCCGTGTAGCCGCGTCCGTGGATTCTACGAGTTCAAAGAAGGTCCAGGCATCCATCTCCTTCGCTTGCCGGCCCTGATTCTGCAAAGGAAACAGCGAACCGGGATAATTACTAGCGGGCCACACAGTGCCTACGGCATCGTAGCGCGTACAGAAACTGCTCATCTAAGAGTATGCGGAGTTTAGAAGAGTATGTCAGACACAGAAACGGATACAGATCAGAAGCCCTGGTTTTGCTATATGTTGCAGTCGCTCGACGGAGCCAAAACCTATGTCGGCGCCACAGTAGATCCCAATCGGCGGCTGCGACAGCACAATGGAGAGATTGGTGGCGGTGCCAAAGCGACAAAAGGACGGCTGTGGCGGCGGCGCTTTTTGATCGGAGGCTTTGCTAGCGAAGTGCCCGCGCTCCAGTTCGAATGGCGCTGGAAGTGGCTAACACGGCAGGCGCCCGGTGACTCCTTCATCGATCGGCGGACCCATGCTCTTTCGCTTCTGATGGCCACAGTGGAGGGCCTCGAAATTCTAGAGGGCGGCGACACCTAGGCCGGCAGATAGGCCTCCAGAATGAAGCGGGCATTGTCCTCCGATTGGCGATGAAGCGACTCCACCGCATCGAGTTGAACCTGGAGCGTCTCGAGGCGACTCAAGACTGCCTTCTGGAATGCAACCGGCGGCATCGGCATCGTGATTTCACTGAACATCTTCTTCGTCAGCATCGGAATGACCGACGTCGTGGCCGTTTGATCCGCGATATTATTGAGCCGAAGAAAGTAATATACGAACTTCAGCGACACCAACTCAGGAACCGTGGCCGACAGAACAAAGACATTGTTGGATGCAGAGAAGGGCGTCTCACAATAGTGTGTGGCCTTTGAGATTGTCCCACGGGAGCCCTGCAGAAGATAGGGCTGTCCCGTAAATTCCGCGACACTGTGCTTGAAGACATCGCAGGATGAAGAGAATAGAGAGAACTCACCTCCGTCGGCGCTCGACATGGAGACAGCGGCTCTCACCGGATGATCGGTAAGAATATCGCACAATCTCACCGTATCGAACCCGCGAACGGCGACAGATTTCATAATTGCTGCCATCTGGGCCCTAACATCTGCCGCCATCTGCGCTCTCACGCCCATCACCAGCTGTGCCGATTTGCGGACGAGCTCTTGGACCTCTGCTGGTGCTGCCGCATCGGTTAGCCGGATGGAGTCGGCCAGCTCCAGTGTGCCGGGGCTATAGATGCGGTCCAGAGCGGCGATGATCTCGCGCTGGACTGCTACGGGCGGCAGGGGCATGACAATTTCGTCAAAGTCCTTCTTATTGATTTTGGGGAGGACCGACACATTTACCTTCTTAAGCACGGTCTTTGTAAGGAGGAGCCAATAATAGACGAACTTCAGCTCATAGTCGGCCGGCTCTTTCTTGCGCAAGACCCAGAGGTTCGCCGTTGAAGCGAAGGGCCGATTCACGTAATGGATGCAATTGACCAGATTGGACCCGACACAGGCCTGAATGATGGACTCCTGGCCATCGAACCCGGGCTCGGTGTGGCTTCGGATATCGACCGATGCGGAGTACAGCGGAAAGGAGCCGGGCATGGCCTTCTCCAGTGTCAGTGTCTGGGTGCCCTTAACGCCCACCAGAATATCCCCCAGCTTCACCATCGGGTATCCGGCAGGGTTCGCCGCTGGCGCCACCTCCAGGTAGCGACGCACATCGAAGGAGCAGGCCGCGTCGATTGAAGCGCGCGGTACGGATATGACCGCCGCCGCCGGATCTGGGTCGCCCTGCATGACCTCCCAGAACTCCACTGCTGCAGTCGGCTTGCCCGTGTTCTCAAAGAAGAGAATGGAGGGCTGGATGGTCGTATTCATAAAGTACTGCCCCTTCATCTTGATGACGCGCTTGAGTTCAAAGTGATCTAACAGATACTTGCGCGTCTCGACGTGAATGACGGAACTATTTGCCAGCATTCCATCGGGAACGACGACGGCGCAGCGGCCGCCGACGGCCAGCGACACCATCATCAGCTGCAGAAAAAGGGGCTCCGACTTTGTTCCGCGAATCTTGAGCGCCTTGACCCGCTCACAGCATTCGGCGTGCGTGATGCCCTTGAGGCCGAAGGGCATGTTCGCCAGAATTATATCGTATTGAGTCTGTGTGAGATCCCCATAGAGGGAATCCTTCTCATAAAGATTTGTGGAGCGATTGCCGCCCGTCTCCATGAATAGATTGAGGCGGGCGACGCCGGCCACCTTGGGATCCGTATCGCAGCCGTGGATCTCCTTTTGCTGAATAGACCAGTCGATGGGCTTATCGGCGTGATGCTTCTTGTAGAACTTGACGAATGCTGTCAGAAACCCGCCGGTTCCCATTGTGGGATCACAGATGGACTCGGGCACGCCCGGGGCCTTGAATCCGGGCTTACACAGCTCGGCCATGTATTCACAGATGGAGCGATCCGTGAAGAACTGGCCGAGGTCGCGGGCCGCGGAGGAGCCCGTTCGGAGATGCTGCTCATAGACCCACCCCAGAATATCCATCTGACAATCCACGGCCTCCATTTTTACATCGTTCAGGATCTCCAGAATCTCCTTGTGCTTCTGCGGTGTTTTAATGTCAAAGGAGAACTTGGAGGTGCCAAACAGGCGATCAAAGTGGCGCACCAGGCAGTCCTCCTCTGGATGGTAGAAGCAGTCCAGCGCCTTTTGAACCCCTCCGTTCTTGGTCTGCACAGTCTCGTACAGAGTCTCCCATGCAAAGCCGGCGGGAACCTCCAGCGATTCCACCTTCGCGCGAGTCATGTAGCGGCTCATGAGGTACAGGCAAATGTGGCGCATGGAGTCCATTCCCGTGATACTGACACCCGGCCCACGGAGGATGTCGCGAATGCGAATAACGGCGGATTTGAAAACTTCGACAGCTGTCATGATTGTCGTGTGCTTTGCGTCGGCGGCTGCGGCGGGGCTGTCAAGTTTGGGCGGCTGCATTTGTATATTTATAGGCGCGATTTTTGTTTAGATGGCCACTATTTCAAAATAACGGAGATGTTTTTTGAAATACCGGAGGCCCCGGATCAACGCCCCCGTCCAGGCGCCCGTTTGCCGAATTTTTCGATGAGCGTGTTGAAGTTCGTGTCGTCTTTGCCGAAGTAGCCGTCGGTGATGTGCTGGACCGTGGGGCTGGTGGATGGCTGCGTGGTGAGCCACTCGTCGTACTTGCTGGCCACGCGGATTCCATGCGGATCCAACACGGTCTTCACGAAGTCGGCGGCGGTGATGCGGTCGCCGTGGGTGGGATGCAGATAGTCGAACCAGGTGGTGTTTGTGGGCCGGGGGTCTTCGGGGAGCTCGGGAATCGCGAGTCGCAGACGGGCGTATTCGATGCTTGTGGTCACGCCCTTCTCGCGACAGAGCTCCTGGATGCGCCGACTGGGAAACATCCGTCGGCGGATGTTTGCGAAACAGCGCTTGATATCCTCTTCATTGGCCTCGAACTCCTCGATCATGATGCATTCGGCTGCGCTTCCAGAGTCGGTGCTGGGATCTGCAGTAGGATTGGTTGGTGCGGCTCCGGCAGATCGCAGCACGATCTCATCGCGAATCTGTTCGTCGCACGAGGCCAGCGCCGACAGCACCTCCTCGAATCCCGACAGATCCTCGTCGCCGAGTGTCGGCAGTAGGATGTGAAACACGGGCTTGTCCTCGTACCAGCGGCCGGCGCGGAGCACCATCTGGGTGATCTGGCCCCGCGACTGCTTAGGATAGGTGATGGCGACGGCGTTGGCACAGGGAATATCGACGCCCTCGTTCAGAACGAAGCAATTGATCAGAATAGCGCGCGGTGCATCCGTGAAGCGTTTAATAGGCGCGTCCAGCGTATCGCCCTCTTCAACCCGCAGAACGAGGTCGGTCGTGTTGGCCTTGAAGAAGGTTTCCATATCCTTTGCTTCCTGCGTCGTCGCGGCGAACACAATCAGATGATGGAGAATGTACTTCTCTTTGCCGCGATGCATCTCCTTGGCCGCCCACGCTTCGAGGATGCACTCGGCCTTGCCGATGATACCCGCTCCCTTGCGGGCCTCGTCGCGCAGCGTCCAGAGGCGATAATCGGGCAAGACGCCTTTGCGGATCAGATCGCGGATTTTGAGTTCGGCGATGGTGGGGCCAAACATCGCATCATCGTCCATTGTTAGATAGTGAGTGTCGGAATCGCGGATAATCCGTGGGGTATAAGTGAGTGACAGGCGCTTGATTCCGAGTTCGGCTGCCTTTACCAGAAGCCGCCGCGTGCGCCCTTCGCCCGTTTCCTCTTTGGCGATAATTCCGGCCATGTGATGGGCCTCGTCGAGAACTAACAACTGGGCCGCCGGTGTGATCCAGGGCGCCAGCAGATGGGATGACATGTAGGTCGTGATGATGCAGTAGGAGTCCTGGGCCAGCAGATGGCGGATCGTATCGGGATCGGTTGTGCCGGCTCCGCCGATGAAGTGGATCGGTGATCCGACAGTGTCGGCCCATTGTGTCTGAATCTGCTTGGAAGGACAGCAAATGATGATCCGTTGTAGGCCATGGAAGCCCTTGGCGGACATTCGCGTTTTGCCGGAGCCGCAGGGAGCAATCACGTGGCCTGCTGGAAGCGCGGGGTCGAACACGAAGGCACGGATGGCGGCAATAACCGGTTCCTGGAGGGTATCGAGGACTTCGTTTCGACTAATACGGGTCTTGAGGTATCGCAGATTCTTTTGATACTGGCGGCGCATGTAGCGCGAGGGTGGTGCGATTTCGGTGAGCGGCACTTGACGTCGGACCCACGGGCGGGTCTCCATGAAGGCCTTGACCAGATCATAGGGGTTTTTTCCCTGGAAATTGAACCATTCCGAATCGCCTGGGATAGATCGCATCATGCGATATTTCAGAAAGTGATTATGAACTTCGTCCTCGAAATCCAAGAGTTCCTCTCGGGTGACTGCCGTCGTTTCCCACAGGCCTTCGTAGTTGATGTCGTAGGAGGGTGTGAGGCCGGGCGGACAACCGGTGAGATAGGTGCTGCGCCGCCCATAGGGTTCCTCTGTGCAGCCGATTTTTCCTAGGAACAGCGCCTTGAATACGGCACAAGAAGCAAGATAGATGTTCATTCTACGTCGTGGCCCACGGCCGGGTCGGCGACTGTCAATTTTAATGAGCGTCCGTGGAGGCCGCATAGATGCGGACCGTGGCTTTTGGCTGGATGAGGACAAGGCTTGCCCGCTTTAGTGGTGGCCGTGCATTTATAGGCCAGAGCAGGCCCCTTGCGAACCTTGTTGGCCATCCAGGCGGCTGACGATGCATCGAAATCGGCGGCTGTAATGGGTTCCATCGTACGGGGGGGTCGAGTAAGTGTGCCATGCTTCACTTTTTGTATCAGATCCTTGGAGGCTCTGATATAAGAAGTTATACTTACCATTGTTAAGCAATAATCCACACAGTGACCACGCTTAGTTGCTGTAGGCCAGGCCGCCCATGCCGCTCATGATGCGGAGAACGTTGTAGTTCGTCGCATAGATATTGACATTCGCGGAGGACTGCTTATCGAAGACGTTCGTCTGCGCAACACCGCTATCGATAGGGACGTTTTCAGCATCACCAAAGACCGTGATGTTCGTCTTGAAGGTCGCGGGCGTGAGCGTGAGGTTGAGGACCGCATTGTCAATGCGGGAGAAGTTGCACGAGCCGGACGGCTGGAGGTCCTCGGGCTTGAGGGCAAACGAATAGACGTTGATGCCCGTCGCAGGGGTGCTCGTGTGGTGCTGGTAGGGCTGGACGAAGTTGAAGTAGCTGCCCTCACGCTCCGTGAAACGGTCCTGGCCGTTGAGCTGGATCTTGGCG